TTCTACAACTTTAGGATCTAGGTCATCAATAGAATTTTGACGATTCTTTTCATCTTGTCTGCGAAGTTCTGGTAAATCAATTTTTCCTAATGCAGTACTTGCAGCATATCTTTGAGAAAACTCTTGATATGTAAAACTTCTATGTCTTAGTATTTGTGCAGCAATAGCACGAGTAGTCTCGATTTCCAAAGTCATCGAAGATTGCTCAAAAACACTCCAATGGTTATGTTTGATACAATACTTCAAAAGTCCAGAATACTTCTCATTGTCCTGATTTGACGGATTTGACACTCTGGCAATATATGCCATTGTCTGTTCTGCGTCAGGAGTGATGCTTACAAGTTTTACGTTCATTTCTTATAAAATAAGTTTTTTCTTAGATGGAGTTACAACAGATGAATACATTTCATTATATTGTTCAATGATTTCATCTTTAGTGTCAGTAATATATACGACATACTTTTTAGTAACTTCAATCTCTGTACCCTCTGCCTTATGAATAGGAGACCAAGGAGCAAATCCAATATTTCCTTGTCCTGAAGGAATAGCGACGATAGGATTTGTAATTACAACAGAATCCTCATTTTCACTAATAAGATCTGCTACTACATCTTCGCCAGACCACATACGAATCAATTTTACGTTCATTTACCAAATCCTTTTGAATTTTGTGCTTCTTTTAGAGAAATTTCTTCTCTTAATACTCTTATCTGTGATTTTAGTTCCTTTAACCTTTCATCACTAAAATGCTCTTCTTGTTTTAATAATTTTTCAAGAAGATTTAACATTCTTTTTGCTCTGCTAGTCTGGATACCCATCGTCATCATCGTAGAGTTCGTCATAATCAGTTGGTGGTCCAAATGCCTTTGAATTCTTGTATGCATCAACATCAGAATATATTTCTGCTTTAAGTGCATCAACTAATAGTTCCATATTACGGACTATCAACTTTAATTTGTCCCTTTCCATAACAATTAGACTTTTAACTATTTTACATAAAAAAAGAGTGCCTGTCAAGAGGCACTCTTTTTAGTTAGCGTTTAGGACTAAACAGCAACTGGTTTTGTAACCTTTAAACCACGATACATTAGTTCGTAGTTTCTATGCTGATTAAGTGACTTTTGCCATTGGCTTGCTCCAAAGTAGTAGGGATTTTTGCCCCGTTCCTTCAGTCGGCTTTTGCGTCCCATATACATCCATAAGTGCTACCCTTTACCATTTGAACCAATTCAGTTCTATATTCAGTCGAAGGTGCTATCTTATCGATAAGTCCTTTCGCCTCTTCACAAGTTAAAAGAGTAGATAGTAGTATGTCCATGAGATGAACGATCCGTTCCGAGTCGGCTTACTTGCGACCTCTTATGAGGTTGAACGTTGTGTTGATTATAACACAGTTATACTATATAGTCAACTAAGTATGTAAATTTGTTACATCGACCCTACAGACCAAAAAATACCGGGATTTTTTTCCCCGATATTTTGGAATTAAAAGTCGATTTTGCCTCAGGATCCAAATCCAATTTTATGTTGAGGATTCTTCTTATGGTGTGGTACATCCCAAACAAAAGTAACTCTATCAATATCAGCCACATTCTCTGCTTCATGAGGTAATTTATTATGAAACCAGAAAAATGTACCAGGTTCTACTATCATTTCTTCATCACCTACCCTATAACGATACCTTCCTTGTAAAGATAAATGATATCTATCTTTATGTACATAATATGATCCCTCATCTATATGTCTAAGAACCCTTCCTCCTGGTAATAATCTAAAAAATGCTGCCCTACCAGTTTTCTTTATATTATATTTCTTCCAAAATTTATGAATCTCTGTATAATGATTATAAAGTTCAGTATTTTCCTTACCATTATGATCATGAGGATCCGCACCAGGAGGAACTTTTGCCCATACTAAAGGTAAAAATCCATATGGATTCTTTATACCACGTAAATTTTTTTGTCTAGATACCCAATTCCAATGATCAGGATCAAGTTGATCGAGAAAAGGTTTAGTATTAATACCTGTTTTTATAATTCGTATATTTTTATAAGACATCTACTAAGTTAAACTTTTCTTTTTTTCTTTCTTGCTGGTGTGGACTGGTAACGCCAAAGGTTAGGTCTGATAGTTCCATTACTATGATCGATTGCTTTCAATTTACCTTTAAACTTATCCCAATACATATCAAACAATTTTATTCTAGTTCCTCTTGTCAGATCATAACGAACCTGATCATCATGTAGATACGTAATGATATATGCATCAGTTGGTGCTTGCTTTGTACGAACTTCTTCTAATGAACCATCTTCTACAATAATTTCAGATCCATACTTCTGCTTTAGATTATCTTTTTCTTCCTTTGTCCAGATCATTTGTTTTCTCTCTGGTTTTTTTAACTCTGTAGTTGTTGTCATGATCTATTACCCCATTGAATATCAGGATATGCTTCTACAACAACATCTTTAGTTATTTTATATACTTCTCCAAGTCTTTTATCTTTACAAAGACTTACAATTTCTGCTTCTAATGGATGAAGACCTTGAAGAATATTAATAAACATTGTTTCACGACGAATATTATTCATACCATCATTACCACCTTTAACAAAATGATAAAAGTGTTTTGATTCTCTACGAATAGTAGTATGTCCTTGTTTATCACTAGACCCTAAGGAAAAATTTCCCGTCTCATGCATTTTACGAACTTCATTTGTCAATTTTGTAGATAAAGTTCCACTATAGGTAACATTCTCATCATATCCTACATAAGGAACATCACCTGGAGGAAGAACACTAACGACAGATTCATCAAAATTCCAAATAAGAATAACTTTTAAAGAAAAATCTTCATACTTTCTCAAAGCTTCTATTTTCTTTGCTTTTGATCTCTGTCTAGAAACTAAATCTAAAACTTCAAAGGCAAGGGGTTTCAAAGGTAACTCCTCCATAGGTTTTGGAGTAGATTTTTTTCTAGGAGTCTTCGTCTTCGTAGTTGTTTTCGTCATAATTTTCAAATCTAAATGCAATTACCTCATCGGGAACTAAGTTCCCATTCATATCAAACATCTCAGGGTGAGGTTTTGGTATCTCCTGATAGTTCATCATATAATCTCTAGCAATCCAACCACCTAGTGCTCCTGCACAAAATAGTAAAAAGGATATTGGCAACACTAAAACTAATATGGTTTCAATAGTCATTTGTTACCTCCATGCGGATTCTTTATTTAGTTCAAGTCTTAATGACTCGATTCTCTTTAAGGTATTTAATTGTATCTGTACATCCTCCTAATTTTTGACCATCTACAACAACTTGAGGAAAAGTAGAACCTTCACCAAACTCACCATAAAATGATTTTCTATCAAATTGATCTCCTAAATT